AGTTCGGCGGCGAGCTTCTTGTCGCCTGCCTCGACGGCGGCGGCATAAGCCTCGGCGGGGTTGAAGGGAGCGGCCTGCGCCTCGATCTCGATCTCGACATCGGAGGGGAGAAGTCCAGCGGCCCGGAGGGCGATGCGCTTGAGATCCTCCAGCTTGGCGATGGTCAGATCACGCTTCTCGACTTCAGCCTTCAGCGCGGAGAGATTCCTGTGAGCGGTCTCCAGGTCGGCGCGGAGGTTGATGACCTCGGCCTTGGTGTTCTCGAAATTCAGAACAACTTCGGAAAGCTTGGAGGAGAGCTTCTCCTCGGGGAGTTCCTCCACTTCGGCGGCAGGCTCGGGAGCAACCACTTCGGCTGCAGGCTCCACCGCATCAGCGGGCAGATTCTGCGTGCCTTCAGGCCCCTTCACTTCCTTCGGCCCCTCGGGGTCGTGCTGCGTGCCCTTGGGGCCGTCCACTTGAAGCTCGACGACGGCCTCATCGGCCTTCTCCTCTTCGGGCTGGGACTCGGTGACTTCCTCGACCTTCACTTCCTCGACGGATGCGACAGGGGGAACCTCTTCGGGTTTGATGTCTTCTGGCATAGCTTGAAAAAGACCGGATGGGTTCGCCGCTGGCTGATCGACGAGGGCCACGGCGTAGATTTCCACCGGCCGGGCGTAGCGGTATTCGTCGATCTCCTCGGAGATGCCGGAGAACTCGATGGAAAGGCCAAATGAGGAGGGCATCATCTCGGCCATCTCCATGATGCGCTCGTATTCCTCACCGCTTTTGATAAGGTGGAAGTCGGCGCGGAGTTGATTGCCCTCGATGACGAAGTCGCGGAGAACTCCCTCGATCTCACCGAAGCCGCTGCCGTGGTCGCTCTTGACCTGAAGACCGTCGATGTAGGTCTCAGCGGAAGCCTTGACCATTTCGAGGGATGTCTGGTCGATCCAGATGCCGTGACCCTTGGCCTCGACCCCGGCTGTGATGACCGAGACACCGCGCAAAATGCCAGCCTCACGGTCAACCCGTGAGCCGGTTGCGGCGGCGAAAAGAGTCAGCTTCTGCATATTGGAGAAATGCGGAGTGTCAAACGGCAGGGGCGGCAACTGGCAGGACTTCGGGATCTGGCGTGAACTCATCCAATCCCCCGAAGATCCCGTCGATCAGGGCGTCCGAAACAAATGGGAACGACGCCTTGGCGATTGCGATTCCGGTATGCTTTGGGAACTTTCCGCTTGCCACAGACTGAGCGATGGAAACCAGTGCCTCCACTTGCGCTCCGTTCAGGGCGGTTGATTGAACGTCCTGTGGCGTTGCGATTGGCTGTTGTGGGTCGATTGGCACTTGGTCTCCTGTTGGAATCTGCTGATCGGTTGGCTGAATCTCCGACGAGATCGGTGTGCCGGGCGCAGGCGGGAAAACTTCAATCGAGGAGATGACGACTCCTTCTTCCCTCGCGATCTCGGCCACCCGCTTCTTGCGACGGACGGCGGCGCGGATCGTGTCGTCGAGAACCTTGTCGTGATCCTTGCCCTGCATGTTGTAGAAGTCCTGCGGGGAAATCTGACCACGGAGAAGCATGTCGCTGTAGAGGCGACCGTCGCGGCCAATGTCCACGGAGACCTTCTGCGGTGCTGTGAACTCACACCTCCACCAATCGCTGCCGTCGTTCGGCATGGGCAGGCGTCCGCTCTGGATCTCCTGCCAGACCCAGAACCTCCAGAAGGGGGCGGCGAAACTCTGAATGATAATCTCCTGAATGCGACCAATGGTCTTGGCGGCGTCCTCCATCGCAAACCTCATGGTCGCGCCACCGGCCTCCTCGGGATCGAAGAGCACCGAGGCGGGCATGTTGAAGCCGTGCGCGATGTCGCGTCGCAGATACTTTAGGAACGTGTCGAGGTTTGCGGAGGGGTGGGCGTTGTTGAACGACTCGATCTTCTCTCCCGGCTTCAACTGCGGGATGATCGACCCATCGGTCATCAGATCCTTGGTGACGGGAGAGCCAGATCCGGACTGAACCTTCTGAAGTGAGGAGCCAAGGCCGATGCTTCCTGCCTCTGGTGAGGTGATGACAAAGGCCAGCGAGGAACCGAGCTTCGCGCTCATCTTCTCGTAGCCAAGGATCTCGGTGATGTCTTGGAGGTGATCGGCTGCGCGGTGGAGCCACGGGCGGGATCTCACCTGACCAATCCGGTCCAGCTTCCCAACTCGGGTGAGGTCGTCCGCGCTGATCTCGTTATACTCGGCGTAATTGCCGGGGGCCTTCAGCACCCGGTAGCGGGTGGGGGCACCGAGCTTGGAGACCTTCACGCCGTCCACCCATCCGTCCTTCACATCACCGTGGGCCGATCCAACATTCTCGCCCGGGATAATCCGGAACATGGCGCGGTCGGAGTTCGATGTCTGCTTCTGCCAGAAGACATCACCGGCAAGGGCCATCTGCTTCACGAGTAGCTCCTGAGCGTCGTAGAAGTTGACTTGCTTGGAGACATCGACGCCGAAAGCTGCATTTCCACAGGCATCCTCGAACGCCTGCTCGGCGAGTCGGTTCCATGACTCATCGGCGGTCTTGGCCTGCGGGATGAGAGGGCCGACGAACTTGGCAACGCCATCCACGGCACGGGCGGCGAGGCCGATGTTTTCGTAGAGAAAGAAGCTCTTCTTGGTCTGCTCGATCCGCGCCGAGGGAGTGAGAGACTTGGAGGCGTCCAGCGTCGGCGTGTAAATCCACATCCGCTGCGGGGAGGCGATGCCGTCCGCAGATGAGAAGTTGGTTTTCTTCGGGCGACCCGCTCCGGGTCGATAGCCGCCACGCTTTGATTTCGGTTCGCTCATGCATGAGCGCACCTGTCAAAAATCAATCGAAAATCAAATGGCACAGCCCCTCGGAATCGAACCGAGCCAGATGGTTTTGGAGACCTTCTCGCCGCCTTGGAACATTGGACTGCTAAATTGGTTCCCGGCTGGGCTGACCATATCAAGCCGCCGAAAAAGTCGAGCGGCACCGGGATCTCTCAGGCGTCCCCGAGAAAATCAAACCGACCAGCGGAGGTTGCTGAAGTCGGGCCGGGTGCCAAGCTGGCGGGTCTGGACAGATGCGCTCGCGTCCAGAACGGCGATGCACTCCTCAATCGCGTTCAGATAAACCCACTTTGGAAGGGTCACTTCTCCATTGGCAGAACCACCCTCGGCACTCGTCCCAGTGATGGTGACGTCCTCGACCGCTTGGTTGAACACCTTCGTGGCGAGATCGCGCAGATCCTCCAGAGAGGAGTTCCGCAGAAGATAGCTCTTGATGCCAGAAATCTTGGCATGGTCGGGAGTGGAGGCCATGAAGGCCCCGCCATGTCAAAGGGTCAGGGGGCCTTTTCTTCCGAGGCTGGATCCCTTCGTCCCAGTTGGTTCCTCATGATCGCCCAGGCGACGCAGTGAAGCTTGGTGCAATCACCGAAGTGATCGGCTGTGACCTTCTTCCAGTAGAAGGGGGAGACCCGGCTGTTCTTGTTCTCCAGCATCTGCTGGCCGGTGTGCCCCTCGATGAAGTCTCGACCGACATCCTCAGGAAGGTGGAGGCGGGGCGGAAGCCGCTTCTTGATCCGCTCGAGATACAGGTGGGTCTTCCAGGCAAAATCTCCGTAGGTGTAGAGCAGGATATTCAGCCCCTTGATGGTGGTGACGGCGTAGTTCCCGAAGGTGCTCTCTGATCCCTTGGACGGGTAGTAGAGGCCCCCCGATTTCGCGCAGACAGAATAGACCCGCTCCGTCAGGAAGCCCGAGTCGATGAGCCCGGCCACCGGCGCGACGATCTCGTCGCTCCCGGGCAACTGGTAGCGGCGAGCTGCGAGGAACTCAGGCGAGATGAGATCCTCGACGGAGAGGACGGTGCCGTAGTCCACGACCCAACTCTCTCCCTGGTCATTTCGAGCCTCGACCGACCAATGGGTCTGCTTCTCGCCCGGATCGGCGCAGAGGGTGAGGATCGCAGGCGATCCGTCCGCCGTGACCTCATCAGGGATCTCGCGCAGCCGGTAGCCGGCGCGCAGCTCGAGGATGGCATCCTCTTTCACGGAGGCAGCGCGGTTCTCGAAGGGAAGCCCTTCGTAGGTATTCCGAAAATCATGGAGCCCTCCGGGGGTGGAGGACTTCTGAAGGAAAAGCTTGGCAAGCTCCCCCCAAGTCATCTGCGGTGAGTAGAGGGCGGAGATGTGGCAGGAGATATGGTCGCGGGGTGCGAGGGGATTCCCGGCGATCCAGCGGCCAGCGGCGACGAGCTTTCTCTGCATCTCCTGGGGCCAGAGTTCCCCGCACTCGCGGCACTGGTAGCAGGCGGTGTCGGCCACGCCGTCCAGATCCCACGCCCCATCCGGACCTCGAAGCTCATCCGACCAGCGGACTTGATCGAACTCTAGGTGCTGCCACTCTCCGCAGGAGGGGCAAGCGACATGGTAGCGGTGCTGGCTCCCGGCCATGAACTGCGACCAGATCGCGCCGGTCTCGACGGTGGGGGTCGATGCCAGGACTCGCTTGCAGATCGTCCGGTAGAAGTTCGTGCGAGCCATGGCAAGCTCGAGGGACGGGGCCTCGGTCGCGGAGGCGTCGGGCCACTTGTCCACCTCGTCACAGAAAAGGTAGCGGGTGGGACGGGATGCGAGGTTGGCCTCGCTGTTCGACCCGACGAGCTTGAGGGTGCAGGACTTGAACTGCATCTCGGTTTTCTTGAAGAGATCGGGGTCGTCAGGCATGACCGGCTTGATGGCCGCGCAGGAGCGCAGCCGGGGGATGAGTTCCCGCTCGCTCCATGACTTGGCATTCTCAGCGGTCGAGGTGACGTAGAGGATCGGACCGGGATCCTGTGCGACGGCATACTGGATGAGGTTCGCAAGCAGGGTGGTGCCGCCGATCTGGGCACTCTTCACGAAGGTGATCTGCCGGATCTTCCTGTCGCCGAACCAGAGGTGAAGCTGTCGGAGGTAGGGGGTGAAGTCACAGGAGAAGCGCCCAGGGCGCGGAGAGAAGCGCGGATCGAGGACGATCTCCCGCTCCGCCCATGTCAGGGGATCAGGTCGCTCCTTTGGCTCCCACATGGAAGCCAGATCGGCCTCAAGCTTCTGGAGTGCCGGTGACATCGGGGGCGGGGGCCTTGGCATTCCAAGGCGCGGAGGCGGATGCGGCGGCCAGCTCGCGGAGGATGGCGACCACCTCGTCGCGGACGATCCCGGCAACATCGGCCTGAGACTCGATCCGTGCCGCCAGCACGTCGGGAAGGTTCTCCATCAGGCCCTTCGCCATGGCCATGTTCCCAAGGATGAACTCCGAGACCTTCGAGACCTCGACCAGCCGACCGGCAGAGGTGGCCAGCTTCAGGTTGTTCTCGGCGACTTGGAGCCAGAGCTTGTGTGCTTCGGAAGCAGACTTCAGCAGGGCACCGAGGGAGTTGAAATTCCCAGCCTCTTCCGTCTTGTCACAGAGGATAGAGAGCCGGGCATGGCGAACGGCTGCGGCATGTTCCGTCTCCTCCTGGGTCATTGGCTTGGCGGCGGACTCAGGACGGGCGAAGGCGAAGGTCGAGTCCTGGGCACGGGACCGGATGAACTCCCTCCATCGGGGGTCGTCCTTCACTCGCCAGTTCCTGACGGCGCGGACGGAGACGGAGTGAGCGGAGGCGCACTCTTCGATGAGCGCGGACTCGTGACGGGAATTCCTCATGGCTTCCGTTCCGTGTCAAAGGAACAGAACGGAACGGGCGCGGAAGGTCGGGAACTAATCGGCTTCCCTAACGTTCCAAGCTAATTCACGCAAAAACAACGCCAGTGCGCCCAACCG